GTGAGCCAGGGTCGAGGGCTGAGCCTCGGGGCAGTGCAGGCGTTGGCCGATGGGCGAACGTTTGGCGCCCGTGAGGCGAAACGCAATGGGTTGGTAGATGATGTCTCGACATTCGACGATGCCCTCGGGGTGCTCCGCCGTGAGCTCCGGACGGCACGAACAGCACCCCAGGGGGCTGCATTGGCAGCCCGTCACGCACAGCGGGCTGCCCTGCTGGATTGTCAGTATCCGAGTGAGGACCTGGCGGCATTCGCACTAAAGGACACGGATAATGGCAACTAAAGACATGACGTCTGCCGAGATTGCACGGGAACTTGAGAACCTGGGCCAGGAAGGTGACTTGGCCGTTGAGGAAGCAACCCTGCTCAAAACCATGGTAGAAGAAGAAGACCGGATGTTTACCGAGGATGAGCAGAAGCAGTTTGACGAATACATGACCGCCTCTGCTGCCGCGTATGATGCGCATGCGGACCTCTCCGCACGGGCTCAAGCGGCCCGGAATGAGGCCATGATTGCCCAGCGACAGATGGACCGTACCGCGCTCCCGTCCGCTCGCCAGATTCTCCAAGGGAGCGACAGCCAGGCAATGCGTGTGTCACGCATGCATGTCCGGCTGGCGGATGATCCCCGCCTCGGCTTTGCGAACATCGGCGAATTGGCTGCGGATGTGTGGCGGGCAGGGATGCCTGGGCAAGGGGTCAGCACGAAGCTTGTCAATATGCAAGCGGCAACGGGGATGAGCCAGGGCACTGGGGCTGATGGCGGCTTCGTTGTGGCGCCGGAGTTTCGGACGAACATCTGGAACGGGGTGCAGATGCGTTCTGCCGATCTGCTCGGAATGACGGACCAGTTTCCGATCACGGGCGAATCGCTGGAAATGCCAGCGAATGCCGAGACCTCGCGCGCCACCGGCAGCCGGTATGGTGGTATTCGTGGGTACTGGTTGGGCGAAGGCACGCAGATGACGGCCTCGCAGGGCAAGCTGCGAATGCTCCGCTTGGAGCCGCAGCAGCTTGGCGTGTTGGTCTATGTGACCGACAAGTTGCTCAACAATGCCGGGGCCTTGACCACCTGGTTGAACAATGGGTCGGCCGATGAGATCGCCTTTATGATCGGGGATGCCTTTATCAACGGCGACGGCGTGGCCAAGCCCCTGGGCATCATGAGTGGTAATGGGCTGGTGTCGGTTGCCAAGGAATCGGGGCAGGCTGCCGCGACGCTTGTGGTGGCCAATATTAACAAAATGTGGGCACGCATGCCGGCCTTTGTGCGTAGCAATGCGGTGTGGTTTATCAACCAGGATGTCGAGCCGCAGCTTGATGGCATGTCGTCTGATGGTTCGGGGCAGGTGCCCTTGTACTTGCCAACGCCTGAAGGCTTCCCCACGATCACCCAGCCATCCAGAGGCACGCTGAAGGGGCGCCCGGTTATTCCCATTGAGTATTGTCAGACGCTTGGGACAAAGGGCGATATCATCCTGACAAATATGCAGTACTATGCTACCGGGGTGAATTCTGCGGGGATAGATACTGCGGTATCGATGCACCTACGGTTTGATTATAATGAATCGGCCTTTCGCTTCCTGTTCTCCATTGATGGGAAGCCCTGGGTTGATACGGCAACCACGCCGTTTAAAGGCACGGGGACGCTGAGCCCCTATGTGACGCTCGATACTCGCGCGTAGGTCTTTTCTACCCTTAGGAGGCTCAGACTATGTCCCTGTTTCTCGAAAAAAACCAAGTGGAAGTCATCGCCGTACCGATCGATACGAATGGCGCGGCCGTCGCATCGGACTGGCTCTCGTTGAAAGCGTTTAACCGTGTCACGTTTATTATCCAACAAGGCGCGTGGGCCGGTGGAACGCCTGCGGTGACGCTCGAACAAGCAACAGCGGTAGCTGGCACGGGCAACAAGGCGCTGGCGTTCACGAAGAAGTATTCCAAGGTAGCCCTGACGGGCACCGTATGGACCGAGCAGGCGGTGACGAGTAATACGTTCAACTTGACCGCCACAGCGAACCGTATGGAAGCCATCGAGGTGGTTGCGTCGGATCTTGATACGAGCAATGCATTCACCTCGGTGCAACTGAAGATTGCGACGCCTGGGGCCAATGCTGATTTGATCTCTGTGCTTGCGATCCTCAGTGAGCCGAATTATGCGGCTGACGTGGTTGCTGTTGCCGATCCGAAAGTAGACTAATGTCCTTGACCGTAGTGACTGAACCAACTGAAGAGCCGCTCACGCTGGATGATCTTGCGCTCCATTTGCGTCTAGATGACATCCAGATCGATGAGCCGCTGCTTCTCGGGTTCTTGATGGCGGCGCGCGCCCGTGTCGAAACGGAAACGCGTCGCCAACTTGTCACGGCAACCTACGCCTTGCGTCTTGATGCGTTCCCTGGGGGGGATGGCGTCATCTGTCTGCCAAAACCTCCGCTTCAATCCGTGACGAGCATTGCGTATATTGATACGGCGGGGGATTCGCAAACGTTAGACGCGAGTGCCTACCAGGTGGACATCTATGCGACGCCTGGGCGCGTGGAGCCTGCCTACTCGACAGCGTGGCCGAGTACACGTGCTATACAGAACGCGGTGACCATTACCTATGTTGCTGGCTATGGAGACCCGGCCGTCGTGCCACGCGGGCTGAAAGCGGCCATTCAAATGATTGTGGCCGACCTGTATGAGCATCGGGAGGAACAATTTGTAGGGACGATCCGGGCGCTAAACCCTTCTGCGGAAGCCTTAGTGACTAATCTCAAAATTCCGAGGAATTGATATGGCAGATTTAACCATTACCGCTTCGCAGGTGTTGCCGGTCGGCACCAGTTTCCCCAGTGAGCTGCTCTTGGCCGGCGCAGCGATCACGGCGGGCGACGCTCTCTATAAAGATGCGTCCTCCCTGTGGCAGTTAGCCGACGCGAATGTGTCAGCGGTGGAAGCGAACGCCTCGGCTATTGCGTTGAATGATGCCGCTGTGAGCCAGCCAGTAAGGGGGCAGACGGGCGGCACGATTACGCTAGGGGCAGGCGCTGCGCCGGCAGCCGGGGAGGTGTATTGTGTTAGCGCGACGGCAGGGAACATCGCCCCTGATGCGGATATTACCACAGGGTTATTCAAAACCATTCTTGGGGTAGGTATCGGCTCAAATAATGTCATCCTCGGGTTTCTCAAGAGTGGGGTGGCTTCAGCCTAATGGCACGTGCGGGAATGCTCCGCGATCGCATGGCGATCCAGGCGGCGACGGAAGCGCAAGACGGGCACGGGCAAGCCATCTTGACGTGGGCCACGACGTCGACGCGATGGGCGCGGTATGAACCGCTCCAGGGCCGGGCACTCTTCGAGGCGCAGCAGGTGGATAACCGCATCACCGCGCGCGTACTCATGCGCCGGTTTGCAGGGCTCACGCCCCAGCACCGCTTGTTGTTTGGCACGCGAATACTCAATATCGTTGCTGTGCCTGATGCGGGTTACCGGCAGCCCATGCTCGCGGTGATGGTCTCGGAGGATACCTGATGGCTTTTGTTGGTGGGGCATTGCTGGGGGACGCTGAGCTGAAACGTGCGCTCGATAGTCTCCCGAAAACCTTGCGCAATCAGGCCATTCGACTGGCGTTGCGACAAGAAGCGGAGCCTGTCCGTGATCTTGCGAAGACGTTGGTCAGTGCGCAATCGACCCGCACAGGGCGGTTGGCGCGATCCTTGAAAATACGTGCCCGCCGGCAGCGCCGTGGTATCATTGGCGTGAATATACTGACAGGAACGCGGGAAGAACTGGGCATCCCTCCTAACGCTACAGGGTATTATCCCGCTGCGATTGAGTTTGGCTGGCGTCAGGCGAAGTCTGGGCGGCATATTCCGCAGCAGTCCTATATGCGCGCGGCGCTGAAGTCACGGGAGTCGGGCATGCTGAGCCGGCTGCAACAAGCCGCGCGGCTTGCCGTCGAAACCGTAGTGGCCCGTAAGCTGAAGGCATTGACAAAAAAGCTGTGACCTATGGCAGATATTAAAACGGCGCTCTACGGATATTTGAGTACGCAAGGGAGTATCACGACGCTGGTAGGGACACGCATTTATCCCAGTGTCGCGTCGCCTTCTGCGGTCGAACCCTATATCGTCGTTGATCGGATTGATCTGCACGATATCGCTCCATGGCAAAGCGCGGCGAGCACGACAGACCGGACGACGTTGCAGCTCGCAATTTGGGGCCAGACAAGCGTGAGTGTCGAGGCGGTAGTGGCGGCACTCCGCACACTGCTTGACGGCTTTCGTGGCGTGATGGGTCTTGTATGGATTCAAGCATGGCGGTTTACCAATGCTCTCGATGGGGTCCTGGCTCCCTCCGATGGGAGCCTGAGTCCAGGGTATCGCACGACACTCACCTGTGATGTCATTTATACGACTGCCGCATAAAGGGAGCGGGTTATGGAAAATACACGTCTCGGCCAGTTCCATGTATCGATGGGCCTCAATGTTGAGACCCTCTTTGCCGCGTTGGAGTTTGTTGCGCGATCGGTCGAAGCGAATGAGGCCGCGCAACAGTTTCTCTGCATGGGAGTCTCCCCGCATTTTGATGAGGTTTCCGACAAGGGATTCATTCCTGAGTATGCGGTGATGTTCGATCCGAGTGTTGGCCCTGCGAGTCTGGTGACCACCCGAGTGACTCCTACTCGCGCCCCGGCAGCCCCGCGTAACCCTAAACTGAAGGCGTAGCGATATGGCAACGGATATCATTGGTACTGGTATTGCGGTGACCTTTGGCACCTCGGGATTTTCTGCAGAGCTCACCGCGAT